ATGGCATCAAATGAAACAGGAACAGGTATGTCCACCGCAGGAGGTGCAACAATTAATCCTTATGTAAAAGTTGGTGGTATAGGTCAAACCGCTGGTTTTGGGTATGGTGTAGGTGAATGGGGTGGAACAATAAGCCCTCTTGTTTTAACAACTCTTAATGGTGCATTATCAGATAATGAATTTGGCACAGGTGGTTCAGGAACAACGATCACTCTTACTGATTCTACTGGTTTTGCATCAGCAGGTAAAATATTAGTTGGTGGAGAATTAATTACATATACAAGTATAATTGGTAATGTGTTACAGGGCATAGTAAGAGGAACAAATGGCACTACTCGTATAGCTCACGATTCTGGTGCATCTGTGCAAGATGCTTCAAATTATGTTTCTTGGGGTGAATCTGTGAGTTCAAGCGAACTAACACTTGATCCAGGTAATTGGTCTTTAGATAACTTTGGTCAAAAGCTTGTAGCCACCATTCATAATGATAGGACATTTAGTTGGAGTCCAATCACATTAAATTCTGATGCATTAATAACAAGAGCCACTATTGTTTCAGGTGCTCCTACTAAATCCTCTATGTCAATAGTATCTGAAAGAGATAGACATCTAATTCACCTAGGAACAAACACAGATATAAGTGATGGCAACACACAAAATTTAATGTTTATTCGTTTTTCAGATCAAGAGGATTTTTCAACATATACTCCAACATCCACAAACACAGCAGGAACATTTCAATTAGATTCTGGAAGTCGGATAATAGGTGCGGCAAAAGCAAAAGATTATATTCTTGTATTAACTGATACCTCAGCATACAGAATGCAATTTGTTGGACCTCCATTTACATTCAGTATAACTCAAGTTGGTTCAAATTGTGGATTGATTGCAGAACACGCAGTAGTTTATGCCAATGGTGCTTGTTTTTGGATGGGACGTTCAGGTGGTTTTTATATGTATGATGGAACAGTTAAAAAAATACCTTGCTCAGTAGAAGACTTTGTTTTTACTACCAAAGATACAACCGATCTTGGTATTAATCTTTCGGCTAGTGATACTGTTTATGCACAATACAATTCTTTATTTAGTGAAATAAATTGGTTTTATCCAAAAAGCGGATCATCACAAATTGATAGAAGTGTAACCTTAAATTATCAGGAGGGTGTTTGGACAACTGGTAGTTTAGCACGAACTATCTATCACGACAAAACAGTTTTTGATAATCCCATAGCAGGCGAATTTGATTTAACAGCTATACCGACTTTTCCAACAATTCAAGGTGTCACTAATACAAATGGAGCAACGACTTTATATTTTCACGAAATAGGAACTGATGAAGTGGATGATCAAGGTAATGTTACTACTGTAATTGGCAGTATTCAAAGTGGTGACTTTGAGTTACCTATTGATGGAACACTCGGTCAGGTATTTACAAAGATAAGACGATTTGTTCCTGACTTTAGAGCCTTAACAGGTAATGCTCAAGTAACAATAAACTTACGAGATTTTCCAAATGACACGGAGGTATCCTCAACACTTGGACCATTTACAGTTGACTCAAGTACAAAAAAAATAGATACTAGATCACGAGCTAGGGCTGTAAATTTTGATTTAAGAAATACTGCAAGTGGTGAAACTTGGAGATTTGGAACATTTAGGGCTGATATTCAACCTGATGGACAAAGATAAAGAAGGGAGGTAAATATGGATAGTAAGAAAGTAAAAAAAATTATAACGGCTTTAAAAAAAGCATCAAAATTACACGCTAATCAAGCAAAACAACTAGAAACAATGTTGAAAAAGAAATAAAAGTTATGAGTAAAAAAGACCCCAAAGTAGGAACAGGAAAAAAACCAAAAGGCAGTGATCGTAGACTTTATACTGATGAGAATCCAAAAGATACAGTAAGTATAAAATTTGCTACACCTACTGATGCTAGAAAAACTGTTGCTAAGGTAAAAAAAATTAACAAGCCCTACGCAAGAAAAATACAAATACTTACAGTTATGGAACAACGAGCTAAAGTTATGGGGAAAAATCAAGTGGTAAGTATTGCAAAAAAAGCTAAAGAGGCTCTAAAGAAAGCGAGAAAAGTTGGCTAAAATAAATATTATAATACCTGAGCCTAATTCAGAATACATCGTTGATAACCAACGACAGACTAAGTATGGTATAGATACATTAGTAACTCAACTTAACACATCTTTTCAAGTAGATTTAAAAAATGAACAAGATGCATTTAATTGGTTTTTACAATGACAGTAAGATATAAAAATGCAGGATTTAATTTGACCACTACAGGAACAGTTTCAGTTTTAACTGCACCAACAACTGGTAGATGTTTGATTAAACAAATACAAGCTCATAATGGCTCAACAGGTGCAGTAAATTTAGTCACACAGGTTACTGACACTAGTGCAGGAGCTACCTTTAGAATTGACAATGCATCAATAACTGCCAACACCACAAGGCAAATAATATCTCAAACTTTGGTTTTAGAAGAGGGTGATATTCTTAAACTTACGGCAGGTACTGCTAATGAGATACAGGGAATAGTATCGTATGCCTTAATAGATAGATCACAAGAAAACGGATAATTTTACTTGCTTTGTATTTTTATAATTGATAAAAATACATATGAAAACTATTAAATGCGAAACCAAACAAACATTTAGAAATAAAAAAACACATCAAGTATATTTAAATGAAGCACAAGCAATGGCTGATGTAAAAGACCCATCAACAGACACGATAAAAGATGACATTGTTATTGACACTAATGTCATAGTGCCTGGTTTTGACTTGTTTGGTGATAGTCAATGAGGATTTTAATAAATCACAAAACGGCTGAAGCTGAGATGCATTTTAGTAAAAAAGAACTAGATATTTTAAATAAAAAGAAAAAACTTATTTTTGATCCTTCAAGTGCAAGAGATTTTGCTAATCATTTAGGGGCTATAGCTACAGACATAATGATATCTTTAGAAAAAAACAACCATCCTGATTTAATGAAATTGTCAAAAGATGGTGGAGAAATCAAATCTAAATGAATAGTTTAAACTGTATCTTTGAAAGCAGAATGGTATCAAGACCTGCCTTCTTTCATCAAATGACTTTTGAAGATGATGATGTATTAAATAATCTAAAGATAAAAATAAAAAAAAATGTTAGTGAATCTCGTAAGTACACAAATGTAAAAGCGGCAATGACAGATTGGAGACATTTTAACAAAGACGAGGATTTTGCAAAAATTGCTAAATCGTTAACACAAAACCTTGCTTATAATGGTTTAGGTTTTTTTAAAAATATGGATCAAAACGAATATAAAATTGAAGTTGTAGAGTCTTGGGGCATCTTGTATAAAAAAGGTGATGAAACAGTAAGACACGCTCATCAAGGTTTTCAGTTTACTAGTTGTTTGTATTTTTCAAATGATTCAATATTAGATACTGATTTAAAAAAATTTTGCACCTACAAAGGACTTCTATTGACTTTGCCTGGATGGGTAGAACATTGCGTATCAAAAAAGCAAACAGAAGAAGAACGATTTGTTCTTGTTTTTAATTGGAACATTCCCAATCATTGGGAGGAGGAGAGACAATGAATCCATCAGGTGGCACAGAGTTACAATTAGGTTTTTTACAAAAATATGTAGATAATCAGTTGTTAAGTAAATTTAACATAACAACATCAGTTCCTGAAAAAACCCCTTTATCAAAAGATAAAATAAATATACTGTGGCAAAAAAATAGTTATGATCAACCAAACATAGCCCCTTGGTTTAAAGATAAGAGAAACCACAATAAATATGATTGGTATGTCTTTAACTCTCACTGGAATTATGAAAAATATAGAATGATGTTTGATATACCCACTGATAGATGTCACGTCATTAAGAATGGAGTTACAAATTTTCCAAAAAGAAAATTGTACAAAGAGGGTGATACCTTAAGAATTATTCATCAAAATACACCTTGGAGAGGATTAAATGTTTTGTTGGCGGCTATGCAACATTTACAAGGGGAAAACATTATGCTTGATGTTTATTCAAGCACAGAGATATATGGCAAAGAATTTGATGAGGCTAATAGAGCAGAATATGAGCCACTATTTGAACAAGCTAGAAAACTAGAGAATGTTAATTACATAGGCTATAGACCAAATGATTTTATTTTAGAAAAACTACCTAACTATCATATGTATGCTTATCCAAGTGTATGGGAAGAAACGTCTTGTATCTCGTTACTTGAGTGTATGGCTTCAGGTCTTTATTGTATCACTACAAACTTTGGTGCTTTGTATGAAACAGGATCAGAGTTTCCTATTTATGTAACTTATGACAAGAACCCTTCTCGTTTAGCCACAATATTTGCACACGGAATTAAAGATTCAATGACCACGCTTCACGAACCAGTGATACAAGCACATTTAGATCGTCAACAAGACTTCGTAAAAAATTATTACTCTTGGGACAAAAAAGCAATTGAATGGACATATTTTCTAAAAGGTATCCTTAATGGTTAATAATCAACCCATTTGGATTAATCAAGAAGAAAATCCAAAAGATAGAATTCATTTACACGTTGCCACACCTGTTCACAGTGAAGTATCAATTCATTATGCTCAAAGTTTACTTGAACTGCAAAAACAGTGTTGGAAAAAAAAAATGAGATGCACCTTTCAGCTTATGAAATCCTCTTTAGTAACACAAGGTCGTAATTTATGTGTTAGTGGTTTTCTTGAAAACAAAGATGCCACTCATTTGTTATTTATTGATTCAGATATAGCTTTTGAACCTGAGTCGGTTTTTACTTTGTTAAAAAAAAAGAAAGAAATTATTTCAATGGTCTATCCAATGAAAACACTTAATATGAAAAAGCTTTTAAAAAAAGTACAAGAGGGTAATGTAATTGATGAAGTGCGAGCACATAGTGCCGCTTTAACTTATCCTGTTAGATTAACGGATGATCATAGTGAAGTAAGAATAAATGAGGGTGTAATAGAGGCTGATCATATGCCAACAGGATTTATGCTCATAGAAAGAAATGTTTTTGATAAACTAATTAAAGCCTATCCTGAGAAAAAAATAAAACAAAAAACAATTATTAATGGTGAGTTTGCCTTAAGACCCCATTTTTGGAATTTTTTTGATACACATTTTGACCCAGAAACAAACACTTATCTCGGTGAAGACTTTGCTTTTTGCTTATTATGGAAAAAAATAGGAGGCAAATGTTTTGTTTATATCAGTGATTATATTACTCACGTCGGTGAGTATCAGTATACAGGTCGTTTAAGTGATGAGATGACACCCCTAGAGGTTGAAAGTCCCTTGAAATCAGAGTAGAATGTAACCTAAGTAATTACTTAGGAGTTTTTTATGTTCAAATTTCTTTTAAGGCTTGTTCCAAAGTCCTTAAAAAAATGGTTATTAAGTTTTCTTGAAAAAGACATAGCCTCAAAAGGTAATTTTGGGGATACAGAAATTCGTTATTTAACAAAGGGCGAAGAGTTTTTTTTAAAGACAACTGGTGGTATTGGTAACAGAAATTACAAAACAGGTTTAAAACAATATGGGTGGTTTATTCCTGCTCTTGTTGCAGGTGTAGCAAGTTTCGCAGTAGCTAAAGCTAGTGGTGCTTCCACCAAAAGAGCATTATTATCTGGTGGTATTGGTGCGTTAACAGGTGGTCTTGCAGGTGCTTATGCAGGAGGTATTCAATCTGCTTTAGGGCTAGAATCTTTTGGTAGATTAGCACAAATCGGAGCAGGTTTTACTGCGGGTCAATTAGCTACTTCTGCTTTTGCTCCTAAACCAGAAAATCCTCAACAGGCTCAAGCCGCAATGCCTTTTACTGCAGGTGAGTATGCTCAGAAATATGCAGGTGCTCGAGAAGATTTACAAGGCATCGGAGAAAGATTTGATTACACACAACCAGGTTATGAATCAGGAACATATTATTCTGCTCCTCAAACTGCTCAAGCAGAACCTGCAGAGGTATATGATTTTAGTCAACCTTCACAAATCTATGCCGCTAGAGAAGGTGGATTAGCAGAGATAGCTCGTTACAATAAAGGTGGTATAAATTACTTACCAAGTAAAACAGATCACGATGAAAAAGATGTAAACAATTATGTTAGAGCCATAGGTTATGTTGAAGATGGCTCAGGTAATGGTGACAAAGATGAAGATACAATGTTAGCTCAACTTGCTGATGGCGAATTTGTTAGTAGAGCCGATGCAATACTAGGAGCAGGTATTATGTCAGGAGCAAACCCCAACGACTTTAAAGAAATGAGAAGAAAAGGTGCAAGCTTTTTCTACAAACAACAAGATCAACTAAAAAGAATTTATGACATTGTAAAAGATAAAGATGATGGAAATAAAGAAAGTTGATGTGGAGTGTATTGATGTGTTTTGGGATAAAGTCAAAAATTGGGTAAAAGCTTGTACCATACAATCTCAAGGCAGACATACTCTTTCATCTACATATAAACTATTAAGAAAAGGTACAATGGAAATGTTCCTTATTGTTGTTAACAAAGCAATTGCGGCAGTTTATGTTGTTCAAAAAACTTTCTATCCAGCAAAAGTTGTATTAAGTATTCTTTTTTGTGGAGGTAGCAAAGTTATGGATAACATAGAAAAAATTGAAGATTTTTTTATTAACTATGCAAAAGAAAAAAATTGCGACTCTGTAGAAATTATTGGAAGAAAAGGTTGGAATAAAGCAATAAAAAAAAATAATTTAAAATTTAAACAAACAGGATTTTTCTATGAAGTGGCTACTTAAACTTTTACCTATAAAATTTAAAATATGGTTATACGAGTTATTGTATAAAGATATTGCAGACAAAGGTGAATATGAAGATAAAGAATTAGTTCACGTTAATGAATTTGAAATAGAATTACTAAAATCAATTGGTGGATGTGGTAAAGTAAATAGCACTACAGGTCTTAAAGGCTACTTTGGTGGTGGTGGTGGTGGAACAGCTCCTGCCCCTGCACCTTCTGCACCTGCTGAACAAACAACAATTTCAAGAGAAGCACCAGAAATTGAATCTAGAAAACTAGCTTTATATGATGAAGCCGTAGATTTAGCACGCCAACCAATTGCTGTACCTGAATATCAAGTAGCAGGTCCTGCTCCACTTGAAACCACAGGGTTTACATTAGCGGGACAAACAGGTAGAGGACAAGGTGCATTACAAACAGGCATAGGATCAACTCTACAAGCAGGAGCGATCTCGGCTCAACAACCAGACATAGAATCATTTATGAATCCTTATCAAAGATTTGTAATTGATGAAATAAATAGACAAGCACAAATGAGACAAAATGAATTATCTGCTCAAGCTGTGGGAAGTGGTGCTTTTGGCGGTGGTAGAGAAGGGGTTCAAAGAGCCGAACAAGAACGAGCTCGTTTACAACAAATAGGTCAAGCTCAAGCGGCAGGTTTTGGAACTGCTCTTCAAGCGGCTCAACAACAACAACAATTTGAAACTCAAACTGCTCTCAATGTAGGGTCACAATTAGCTTCAGCAGGTCAACGTGAACAACAAATGGCTCAAGCTGATATTCAACAGGCTTTGCAGGCAGGTCAGATACAAAGAGACATTGCACAAAAAGCATTAGAAGCTCAAAGGGCAACAGAGATAGCAAGAGCCTATGAGCCTTATCAAAGAATAGAATTTCAAAAAGGTATAATGACACAGTTACCAACAGCGGCTAGCCAGTTAACACAGACCACGGCTCCAGGGGCTAATCCTTTTGCTCAAGCGGCAGGTGCAGGTATAGGTGCATATGCGGCTTATAATCTTCTAACAAATATGGGAGGCAAAAAATAGTGAATAAATTTAGTGGTATAAATTTATTAAGAGATGACGATCCTGTATTAAACAGACCTATGTTTGCTCGTTTTGCAAACGGAGGTGAGGTGCAAGCTGAAGAAACTCAAATTGAAGATGAAAGTGATTTAGGTTTTACTGCTCCGCCTCTTGAAGTTGGTCCACCTCCAGGCACAGAAGCTGTAAAAGAAACAATTGGATTAGATCAACAACCTGAAGTCAATCAACAAATGGAACAACCAATTCCAGAAGCGACAAGTGTACCCTCTGCACAATCTCAAACACAAAGTCAAATGTATTCAAACAAAGATAAAGTTATGCTAGCTTTGTTGCCTATAGCCGCTGAACTTTTAAATGCAACAACCCCAAAGGGGCAAAGTAACTTTTCAAGTTTTTTAAGTGCCGCTGGGCGTGGGTTAGCCACAATTCCAAGAACTTTAATGGGTATTAACCAGCTTCAAGCTAAAGA